AGATCTCTTCCCCCAAATGTCAAGGGGTAGTGATCACTTTTTTCCGCCTTGTTGTGACGAAATCCATTTTTTCGCTGCAGGACGTGTTGGTTTCTTTGCCGCCCATGCTTTCATTTTCTTATATGCACTCATTGAACCAGACTCATAGTCTGCACCATCTGAGTTATCTACAATCACCATCATGTTGCCAAACAGTTTCTGGAACTTACCAATGTTCTTCTGAACATCTTTCCACATACCAGTCACCTCTTTTGCGCCGAGTGTTCTCGCACGTTTTTGGTCTCTGTTGATTGCAGTTTCTAAATCTGTATTAACAAATATCATTGCAATTTCGTAACCCAACTCTTTGAGTTTCGCTGCTTGTCTTGATATCTTTTCGTAGTCTTTACCTGTACCATCGATAACTAAACCAAGTCTACCGTCTACCGCAAGTGCCATTTGTTTTGCGGTAAGTGTCTTTGCAATTCTACGTGCTGCTTGACCCTTATCAGTAAAGATATCATCTGGTGTTGCTTTTAATCCTGCTTTCGCTAATTGTCTTTCGAAAGCAGGATCACTATTAATTAATTTCATACCTAATGAAGTCAATGCGGTTTTACCTACCATGAATGACTTACCACTGCCTGGCCCACCTGCAAGAAAAACTGCCTTAAAGATCGATGGATCGTTGACACCTTCTTCCAGAAAACTTGTAAACCTTAACATTGTTCTTCCTATTGTTTTGATCCGATATTATATTTCGGACATAGTTCCCAATCGTTTTTTTCTTTAAATGGTATAATCTTAATTTGTCTCATTGGAGCAAGTGGTTCTGCATTAACATCCATGCTAATCAATCCCCAATCACTCATTAACTGTGCTATAGTATTCCTTCTAGCAATGTCGTTCTCTTCTAGATTAGATTTCTTTCCATCTAAAAGAAATAATTCTTTGAAGTGTACTATGAAGTACCTTCCCTGTTTGTGTAGGATATGACAAGACTGATATAGTTTCTTGTCCTTGCGTGATGCTACCCCAATTCTTGTGAGTGTTTCTCTAACCTTCAAAAAATCATCTGGTTCGTTTAACGTAACCTCTAACATAGAGGCAGGTGTCCACTCTACTATATTATTTTCTTCCACCTTTATAAACCTTCTTGTTCAATTCATTTATCTGTTCTCTTGTGAGAAGGGACAAGGCGGATCTGGCTTTCTCGTTATTATAACCATAATATTCCTTGACAACTTCCACGTCACTTTCGGATGCAACCTTTTCCCACTTGGAGAATCGTTTGCGTTTCCTAACCATATTTATAAGAAAATCGAATTGTAGACGGTTATCTATGTTGTGGTGGATGTTCATTTCGTTTGCATACAATACTGTGTCTTGAAAGTATGACAGAGATCTATTCACCATGAAAGAGTTGTAACCCCTCTCAGCGATATCATCTGTCATAATATCTTTTTTAGTATTGTTTATTGCATTGACATATTCAAATGGATTCACGACATATCCTCTACACCAGAGTCCTGCATTGGGTATGCACCACGCATACCACGCATAAGATCTGCGTGAGTGAAATCTTTGGTATTACCATGATTAACATGATGATCTCCAAAATAAAGTTGTGGAACTGTTCTGTGTCCATTTTCTTTTAAAAAGTATTTTGATTCTATATCTTCGCTAATGTTGATAGTCTCAAAACGTATACCCCAAGTGGTTAACTTATTTTTCATAGCGTCACAATGGGAACAATCATCTTTGGTAAACAATCTAAGTAAATTCGACATTTGCCATAACCTCTGTAAGACATGCGACTACGTTGAGTTCGTGATCTGCAACGAATGCATTTTTGTACTGGTAGTCTGCTAGTATTAAAATTAATTGTGGTATCGATGAGGGTGATACCTTCTGAGTCGTGCGGTCATAGATAGATCTGAATATAGCAGACGCATCTGTATCTATATTGTTTGCAACCCATGAACGCATCTTTTTGAAATCTTTTGTTTTAAGAAAAGTAAAAAGATCATCATAATTTTTATCTGAGATATTGGCTAACACTCCTGCGTCTATGTGACCTGAGAGTGAATATCTTTGCAGTTCATTAATCACACGTCTCCAGTCTGGATAGTGTTTCATGATTAGTTCTGCAAGTGGTTTATTATCGTAACCGATACCTTCCTGATCTAGGATGTATTGACATCGTTTCATGAACTGACCACAAAGTTTACTTTTGTCACCAGTATTGAATTCATATACACCACACCGAGAATGTAGTGGTTCGATAATTCTATTCTTGAAATTACAAGTGAGTATAAACCGACAGTTGTTGGCAAACTCTTCGATAAATCCACGAAGGGCAGGTTGAGTAGACTGTGGGTTTAGATAATCTGCCTCATCAAGTATTACAACCTTGTACCCACCTTGAAGTGAGACAGTACTCGCAAATTGCTTGATCTTACCACGGAGTGTGTCTATATTACCTTCCTCGGAACCGTTGATGACAATATAGTCAAGGTCAAGCATATTGCATAGTGCCTTGGCAACTGTAGTCTTGCCAAGACCTGCAGTTCCAGTGAACAACATATTAGGAAGTTCACTAGACTCTACAATTTTAGTAAAAGTATTCTTTAAATCATCAGATAGAATACAATCTGATATTGTTTGAGGGCGATACTTCTCTACCCATAAGAACTGATCCATTCAAAATCTCCATCACAAAAAACATTATATCACATTTGAGTTTGAATGTAAATCTTATTCTTCTGTCTCCATAGCCGCATCTTGTTGTAAGTTCTCTACAACTGATATTACTTGGATTGCTTGGTCACGTAACTGACCAATGGTAGAGAGTTCTTCTCCCTTGAAACCACCACGTTGTGTTACTGCATCGACTACTGCGACTGTAGAACGTGATACCTGATTTGCGAGTTTCATCAACTCTTCATATTTTTCTGCCATCTTATACTCCGAATGTAGATGTTTTCTCTAGTGCGATCCAATACTTGACATTCACTTCTTTATTCCTAAACTCACTGATCAACTTAGATGAAATACTCACCTCATAGTCACCTTGTATGATTTTTAGATTGGATATATTTAGGACGAATTTAAAGTCCTGATCTGGTTTCTTTGAGTATGGCACATCAATAGAATATGCATTAGATGTAGCATTCTCATTGTCAACCACAGAAAGAACCAACACACCATCGCCTGGAGTGACCGACACTTCATTATGTCCTAGTGTAGAAGCGGCATTTCGCAGTTTGGTTAGAGTGTTTGCATCCAGATCAAACTGGACTTCGCACTCTGGCATGTTAATATCTTTCTGAGGTGACGTTAGGGTTTCTTCTGGAGAGAAGAAGTACCGAACCTTTGACCGACCACTCTGATCAGATACTGTTACAGATTCATCTGCAAAGTTTAGATTAGGTTGATCAACCAAAGACAAGACACCAATGAACTCTTTGAGATCATAGATGCCAAACTTTTGGGTAAACTTATTATCGACTGTTGCAGACGCGAGAACATTCTTCGCTTCACTGATAGTCTTAATAGTATTACCCTCATTGATTAGGATATTAGGATTAATATCCGAAAAGTTTTTGAGAACATTTAGGGTTTGTTCCTGTAATTCCATAATATACTCCGTGGGTTAAACTCCAATAATTATACCACACTCTGACGCGAGTGTCAATACATTTTACTAAAGTTTCTTTCTTTTTTGAACTCGATTTTATTTTCAAACTTACCATCCAAGATGTCACCTTTGTGAGAGATAACAAATACATTTGTGTCTTCACCAAGTGTGTACAATATTTTCAGCAGATTTTCCACACCCTCGTGATCCAGTGATGAGTCAAACGTTTCATCAAGTATCAGTAAGTTAGTGGCCACTGAATTCTTCATCTTTGCAATCTGTCTCCAAGTAAACAACAATGCTAAGTCGATACGTTGTTTCTCACCTTCACTGAATGAGTCGTAGGTAAATGCGTCTCTGTGTCTAGAACGTATTGTCTCTACGAATGACTCATCTAAGTTAAAGTGTACAAAGAAGTCTAGGGTTTGCAAGTATTGATTAGTAAGTTGATTGATTGCAGGTAGATACTGTTTTATTATTTTTGTTTTGATACCAGTATCTTTCAACATTTCCATCATCACAGCATTGTAGTTGTGTTCTTCAGATGTCTCGAACTTACTTTCCATCATAGATTGCTTCTCTTGTTTCATAGTTTCGCAATCCGATTGTGCAGCAGATAAATCTGCAGTCACCTCTTTATCTAAGAACTTCTGATACTCACCAATAGTTTTCTGTAAAGATGAGATCTCTTTGTTGTTAGATGTAATCTGTGTAAACTTGTCCCTGAGTGATTTAAGAGTTTGGTTTGTCTCAGATATCTGTGTCTCTACCCACACTCCCTGTTCACCTACAGACTTCTTCATGGATGTAAGGTTCTTTGCTTCGTGCTTGCACTCATCTATATTCTTTTTACGTAGATCATCTTGGAGTGCTTGTTTACATTCTGGACAAGTGTCATTCTCATCATAGAACTTTGCACGTTTACCAACACTGGACATCTTTGTTTTGATGTCCTGACTTTTTAGTAACAAGTCTTGCTTTTGATCTGAGAGATTACCCAGAGTTTGTTCGGTAGATTTTATATCATCATCCAGACCCTGACTCAGTTCGTTATTTTGTTTTTGAATATTTTCTATTTCTTTTTGAGAATCTTCTATTCTCTGTTCGTATTCTTTTTTATTGTCTTCCGTAAGAGTTTTGATATCACGTATGTACTTCTCTTGTGTTTCGATCTTGTTGTTGTGGATATCAATCTTGTAATTAAGATCCTGCAACTTATCTTTGACAATGTTTTGTTTTTCTTTTAATAAAGAATTCATCTTAGAGAATACATTGATATCCAAAAGATCCTCGATCACATCCCTACGATGTCCACTCTGCAGTTGCATGAAAGGAATAAAAGAGGAGGAACCCAACACCACAACTTGGTGAAACGATTTGTGATTCAGTTTCAAGATGTTTTGTTCGAGGATCTTCTGGTATTCTTTGGCATGTGATGATTGGTTTATCATCAGACCATTCTTGTGGATCTCAAATACGTTTGGTTTGATACCTCGTGTAACCACGAAGTCATTGTCACCAATAGAAAACTTAACAATGACTAACGTACCTTTACCGTTGATTGAATTAACCAACTGAGCCTTGGTAATATTTCTGTGAGGTTTACCGAATAATGCAAAAGATATAGCATCGAGCATAGTGGATTTACCTGCACCATTATGCCCAACAACTAACGTACTCTTTGACTTATTTAAATCAACTGTTGTCCACTTATCACCAGTGGATAGGAAGTTCTTCCAGTTAACCTCTGTAAATCTTATCATGCAATTTCCAATGCCTGTGCTTCTGTCATGAGTTCGCGCATCTGAATTTTTATCTTATCTTTATCCAGATCCGTATCTACACCGTCAATGTATGAGTCTACAATCTTTGGTGTATCATCAAACTCCATATTATCATCATGTACATTTTCACCTGTGAACTCTTGAAAGTTCTCTGCAATCTTTAGTTCGTGTATATTCTCACTTTGAATACGATCAATAAAACGATCAAATAAAAATGTGTCTTGTTTATTGACAACCACAACCTTCACAAACTTCTGTTCACATTGTGATACGTCATAGTTATTATAATCTATTTTCTCATCATTGTAAAGTACTTTATGAAATAAAGTGTGTGGATTTAGAATCTTTTCCACCTCTCTACTTTCTGTATCGATGACATGAAAATACTTCTTGTCGTGAGCATCAGACCAAAAGAACTCCATCTGTGACCCAAGATACCAAATGTTATCCTGTTGAGATCCAACGTGATAGTGACCAGTTAGCACCTTCTCAAACTTAGAAAAGATCTTACGATCCATACCATGCACATTCTTGATACCACGCATCATTTCAAACCCATCTAGTTCTAAGTGTGCACCGCACCAATCTGCTTTACAATTCTTGATGAACTTCATAGTATCGTCATAGTTCTCTTGATTGATCCAAGGGATCATTGCCATCTTGAGAGATCCATACTCCATGACTGTAGGTTCCATAATAATATGGATCTCGTTCATGTAGTAACCAAGTAATTCTTTCAGAGAATTTAAATCATTTGTATTTTTATAATACGTGTCATGGTTGCCTGGAATAATATCCATCCGCATACCAAGTTCACGCATAGGATCTAAGAATGATTTACGACTGTGGTTCTGTGCCTTAAAGTTCATAAACTTACGATTATCATAATAATCACCAAGGTGAATAATTTGTTTGATATCATGGTCTTTACAATAAGGAAAGAAAACTTTAGAATAAAAATCAGCAGCATTATTAAGAAAAATATCAGAACTATTTCTAATACCACAGTGTGTGTCATTTAATACTGCAACCTTCATTTAAGGAACTCCGACAAGTCAGAGTCAGCATGTACTGCACGTTTCTTTTTTAGTTTCTCTTCTTTTGCGAATGCTTTCACTTCTGTGTCCTGAGTTCTTACTTTATCGATACGATCTCTGAGTGTGTCAACAAAAGATCCGACAACACCCATGGTGTAATCATCGGACATATCTCCATCAACAAAGTTCTCAATACCTGATCTCGTTAAATATTTTAGTTTAATGTCTTGTTGTTTTTTCTCTTTGGCAATCCTGCGTAGGAACGCATACCATGTTATCTGTGTAAAATATGCGAATGCATTTGGTTTACCAGTTCGGGTTGCTGCCTCTATGTCGTAGTTCTCTATTGCTTTCAAACAATTTTCAACTGCATCCATAACCATTTCTTCGCGGTATGTGTAGCGAATAAAATTAGATTTGTGAGACAAACCTTCAGCGATACTAAGAAAGCACTGAGCTATATAATCTGGTACTACTGGAAGAGTTTTACTTGCTTGTTTTGCTTCATTAACTGTTCTAACATAAGTGACAACTGCCTGAGAAAAATCGGCGTTATTTACATAGTGTTCGCTCTTTTTATTTCTTCGTGGCATTTCAATTTCCTTTCATAACTATATTATATCAAATAATAAAGAGAATGTAAAATATTATTTTTTTATTTCAAACATAAAAATAGTGCTTGACAGAATCATGTTTTAGGTGTATAATTAATATGCGCCTTTAGGATAGGGGGAATACTAGTGCAATTTATCTGAGGGTGGGTACAGATGAATAACATTCGAGGATGCTGAGTCGTGGTGGGCGAGTCTTTGATTTTCACTGTGAAACTTTTCTTTCAAATATTCTACAATCTCATCCCTTGACATATCTGACGTGTCCATCATAACTTCATCTATATTGAGATCTCTCGATCCACTCATTGTCTGAGATTCTAATATAATGTCTAGAGCATTTTTAAAATGTAACTTGAGTATTGCAGAAGGAGTGGCCTCTCCAAGAATGTGATCTGGGTTGATTGCACTGATTTCATTTATATCTTCTTGAAATGCTACCCAAGGTTTGAATGAGTAATACCTTACATTCTGATCAAAGTCTTCTGCGTGAAATATCTTTAAAATCTTGCGAGCAATAATATCTCCATTGTGGTTATCTGTCTCATCGACATCGATAACCTCACAAACGATTTCATCGTTGTTTGTTAATTTGAACTGTCTTAGTTTCATAGATCTATTACTACCGTTTTATAATTGAACTGCTCTTTTTGATATATATTTTCTCTTTCTTCAGAATGTAATAGAGAATAATTTTTTCTCTTCATCCAACTAATATCATCACTAATATCATACAACGTGGTTTCCCTTCCATCATCACTTTTTCTCAATCCCCTACCAATAGATTGCAACACTCTAATTTGTGATTTGCTAGGTGATGCAAAGATTATATTGTGTAGGTTTCTTATATTTATACCTGTGGAAAACGTACCGAGTGACGCAACAATGATTGCATTATCCATTCCTTCTACAATTCCTCGTATTGCTTCCCTGTCAGATGTATTAGTTTCTCCAGATACAAAATATACTTTTCTGTCTTTTGATCTCTCTCTAATCAAATTGTGTAAGGGTTTACCATGTTTGTCAACATAATTAAATAACACCAGAGTATTTCCCTTGAGATCCAGTGCTAGGTTCCTGATAAATTTATTCCGTCTTTCGTGACCAACGATAAAGTCGATTTCTTCTTGGTAGGTTTTTTTCCCGAAAGTTTTACGTAACTCTCGTCCATATGAAAGAACGAGTCTCCTGATAGTGAGTGGGGCAAGAGTATCGTTATCCTGTAATTGCTTAGTGGTAGTGACCTTATATATCTTCCCGAATAGTCCTTGTAGAACCAGCTCATGCGTTTGTGACCCATCTAATGTTCCTGTTGTTCCAAATCTATATTCTGCTTCTGTACACTTGTTCATTATGTTCATCAGAGACTTTGACTTGAACCCATGCACCTCATCTCCAAACACACAACCAAACTGTTCAAACCAAACCTTGGGTAGTTTGTAAATAGATTGCCATGTAGAGATAACGACTGCAGCATCAACTGCCTTGTCTTTACCAGAATAGATCCTGTGCATCCCACCTTCAGGCATACCATATTTAATAAAGTCACTGTGCATCTGTTCGACCAAAGATGTTGTAGGAACGATAATAAGAACACGTCCGCCTTTCGGAAACGATCTACCGTCTGTCAACATTGCGTACCAAAACCTCGCAAGTGCATAGATCATGTACGACTTACCAGAACCTGTCGGTGATAACAAGATTGCACGTTTACGAACCAACGCCTCTCCCACTGATTGAAACTGATAGTCTCTCAATGGAAATGGTAAATTTAAATCATTTAAAAATTCAGTAAGTTGTTTTGGTCTGATATGAGTTCGGTCATCTGGTTTACCATATTTACTCGTCTCTGTCAATAGGTTA